AGTACCTATCCAAGAGTTACAAACTAGTGGTGGCAACGCAAAGATATCTGCACTTATTAATTCTTATAATGACTATGTGCAGATGATTAGAGATGTCACTGGCTTAAACGAAGCTAGAGACGGTAGTAATCCTGATAAAAATGCGTTAGTAGGATTACAAAAAATAGCTGCAGCAAATAGTAATACAGCTACACGACATATATTGCAAGCAGGTCTATATTTAACTTTAAAAACCGCAGAAGCTATTTCATTAAGAATAGCAGACGTATTAGAGTATGGAAATACTACTAATCAATTTGAACAAACTTTAGGTAAATTTAATGTAGGCACATTGGCTGAAATAAGAAATTTACATTTACATGACTTTGGTATATTTTTACAATTATCACCAGACGAAGAAGAAAAACAACTATTAGAAAACAATATTCAAATGGCTATAACTCAAAAACAAATTGAGTTAGAAGATGCTATTGATGTAAGAGAAATTAATAATCTTAAGTTAGCTAATCAGTTGTTAAAAATTAGAAGAAAGAAAAAACAGGAAAGAGATAGAGCTATGCAGCTTGAAAATATACAAGCACAAGCAAATGCAAATGCTCAATCAGCTCAAGCAGCAGCACAGGCTGACATGCAAAAACAACAGGGTATTGCTGAAAGTAAAGTTCAAATTGCACAAGCACAAACTCAATTTGATATTCAAAAATTAGAAAAAGAAGCAGCAATTAAAAGAGAATTGATGGAATATGAATTTCAATTGAATATGCAGCTTAAACAAGCTGAGTCTGACGTGATTAAAAATAAAGAGAAATATAAAGAAGATAGAAAAGACGAAAGAACAAAAATACAAGCAACTCAACAGAGTGCAATGATAGATCAGAGAAAATCTGGAACTCCACCAAAAGATTTTGAATCTGCAGGATTTGATAACTTAGGTGGATTTGGTTTAGAACAATTTGAACCTAGATAACTAAATAAATAATAAAACTATGGGAGTAAGAGGAACTGATTTTCCGCACAATATCGTAGGATCTGTATTTACTACAGCAAGTAGTGATGCAATTAAACCACCATTGAATCATGTATTCATTGCTTTTGATGTATTAGCTAACGCTACATTCGATGCAAGTGGCGGATTAGTTGCTGATAATGCTACGCAGTTTGCAAATACAGAAGACGCTGCAGGTGATTTAGCAGCTGGATCTGAAACAAACGATGAAGGATCTGGAGGTGTACAAATCACAAATTCAAATGTTACGTTTCCTGCAGGTATAACTATTCACGGTAGATATACTGAAATAGATGTTGCAGGCGGTAGCATCCTTGCATATTACGCAAGAAAATAAATAACTTTAAATAATTATATAATATTTTATCATGGCAGAATTAAAAATGAAAGCCTTAGATTCGGAAGAACCAAAGTCTATTGCTGAAAAAGAACAAGAAGTGCAATCCGATTTTAATGAAGAAACCGGTGCATTTACATTAAACTTAGACAAATTTAACGAAGAAAAACCCGAAGAAAATGCCGTTCAAGAACAAGAAACAGAAGATGGCGTGCTACGCGGAAGCAGCGAGAATGAAGAAGCTGGGCAAAAAGCCGAAGTGGAATTGCAAGAAGTACGACAAGAAGAAGTAGAAACACCTGTATTAGAAGAAATAACAGATGAAGAAGAGGTGGTAGAAGAAACTCCGGTTGAACTAGAGCCTGAACCACAAATTGAACAAGCATCCGAACCCGAGTTAAATTTACCTGAAAATATTCAAGACTTAGTAAAGTTTATGAATGAAACAGGAGGAACATTAGATGATTATGTAAGATTAAATGCGGATTATTCTAATGTTGATAATGATACTTTATTAATAGAGTATTATAAACAAACAAAACCTCATCTAACTTATGATGAAATTCAATTCCTTATGGAGGATAAGTTTTCGTATGATCAAGAAGTAGATGAGCCAAAATTTATAAAAAGAAAACAACTCGCTCACAAAGAAGCGGTTGCAGAAGCTAAAAGCTATTTGACTGGATTAAAGGATCAGTATTACAAAGAAGTCAAGTTGGGTTCTAAGTTACTACCTGAACAACAAAAAGCAATAGATTTTTTCAATCGTTATAATAGTGAGCAAAAACAAGCTGATGAATTATCTCAGAAGCAAGCTACACATTTTCAACAAGAAACGAATAAAGTTTTCAATAATGAATTTAAAGGTTTTAATTTCAAAGTTGGTGACAAAAAATATCGTTTTAATGTTGGTGATATAAGCAAAGTAAAATCACAAGATTTAACAAATGTTTTTGATAAATATGTTGACAATAATAATTTATTGTCTGACGCTAGTGGTTTTCATAAAGCCTTATTTGCTGCTTCTAACCCTGACGCTGTAGCTAATCATTTTTATGAACAAGGCAAAGCAGACGCTATAAAGCAAATGACTGCTGATGCTAAGAACATAGACATGAAACCTAGACAAACTGCAGATGGAACTGTAGATGTTGGTGGGACAAAAGTTAGAGTGCTTAGTGGTGAAAATATTTCAGGCTTAAAATTAAAACTGAAAAACTATTAAAAATTAATTAAAAATGGCAAATGCAAGCTTTTCGTTGCCTAGTGAACTTTCTCCAGCACATGAGAAAATCACTTCGTATTCGAATTATTTGAACATCCAAAGCAATGGATGGACTCAACAATATCTTCCAGAGTTATATGCTCAGGAAGTCGAAAGATATGGAAACAGATCTGTATCTTCGTTTTTAAGAATGATAGGTGCTGAAATGCCTATGGCTTCTGATCAAGTTATTTGGTCTGAGCAAGGTAGATTACACTTATCATATGAAGGAGCTTCTGTTACAGATGCTGGTGTTATTACTACAACAGCAAATCACAATGTTAGAACAGGACAAACAATTGTTATTTCTGACAAACAGGCATCTCCTACAGTGGTAAAATGTTACGTTAAGTCTGCTGTACCTGGAACTACAACTTTAACTGTATTACCTTACAAAGTAACTACTGGTTCAGGGTTATTAGGTGACACAGCGTTCCAAACAGCAACTGATGACTCAAATAACAAATGTGACTTTTTTGTTTATGGTTCTGAATTCGCAAAAGGATCTGGGGCAATGACAAATTCAATCAAACCAGGATTTCATACTTTTACAAATAAACCAATTATTTTAAAAGATAAATTTGAAGTTAATGGTTCTGATGCAGCACAAATTGGATGGGTTGAAGTTTCTGGAGAAGCAGGACAAAACGGTTATCTTTGGTATTTAAAAGCTGAAGGTGATATAAGAGTAAGATTTGAGGATTATTTAGAAATGGCATTAGTTGAAGCTGTTAAAGGCGGAAGCGAAAACGTTATTGATACTGATGCTGCTTACGGTGGAAACGCTGGAGACGAAGTAGGTACTCAAGGTTTATTTGACGCAATTGAATCAAGAGGTATTGTTGCAACTGGAGCATATGACTCAGTTAGCGATGTTATTTCTGACTTTGATTTAATTCTTAAAGAATTAGACAAACAAGGATCAATTGAAGAAAATATGTTATTCTTAGACAGAGATTCAAACTTAAAAGTTGATGACGCTCTTGGTGCAGTAAATGCAGCAAACGCAGGTCAGTCATCTTTTGGTGTATTTGAAAACTCTGAAGACATGGCGTTAAATTTAGGTTTCAACGGATTTAGAAGAGGTTCTTATGACTTCTATAAAACTGATTGGAAATACTTAAATAATAAGTCAACAAGAGGATTGATTAATGACATCAAGGGTATATTAGTACCAGCTGGAACTTCATCAGTATATGATCAAGTTATGGGATCTAATATTAGAAGACCTTTCTTACACATAAGATATAGAGCTTCTCAAGCTGCTGACAGAAGAATGAAATCTTGGATTACAGGTTCAGTAGGTGGAGCTGCGACATCTGGAGATGACAAAATGGAAGTACATTACTTGTCTGAAAGATGTTTAATTACTCAAGCTGCTAACAATTTCGTATTATTTAAGTAATACATAATATAGGCTAGGGTGTTTCGGCACCCTGCCTTTATTTTAATTTTTATTATATTATATCATGGCAAAAAAGAAAATAGCAGAGGTGGCTGTTAAGGAACCCGTAGTGGTTGCCCCACCAAAAGAAGAAAAACCAAAAAATACTTGGGAATATAAAGATAGACAATACTACTTAATTAGTGAAGAACAACCGATTGTATTTATATTAAAATCAAAAGGATTTTTTTGGTTTGATGAAAAAAAGGGATTTGAAAGAGAAATAAAATATACACTTAATCAAAAATCACCATTTGTAGATGAGTTTAAAGGTGAGGCAAGATTAGATCATATTATTTTTAGAGATGGTGTATTAAATGTTCCAAAAGAAAAAGTTGTTTTACAACAAATTTTATCTTTGTATCATCCTGACAAAGGCACAATATATGCAGAGGTAAATCATCAGCAAGATGCAATGGATGATTTAGAAATTTTAAATCTTGAGTTTGAAGCAATGCAAGCAGCAATGAATGTAGAAATAGATCATGCTGAAGCAATTGTTAGAACAGAAAGAGGAAGCGCTGTTACTCAAATGTCTTCTAAAGAAATTAAAAGAGATTTATTCTTAATGGCAAAAGACAATCCTCAATTGTTTTTAGAGTTAGTACATGACGAAAATATTAATATCAGAAACTTAGGAATAAGAGCAACTGAATTAAATATTATAACGTTATCAGCTGATCAAAGAACATTTAATTGGGGTAATACCGGTAGAAAACTTTTAACTGTACCATTTGATGAAAACCCATATTCAGCTCTAGTAGCTTGGTTTAAAACAGATGAAGGTATAGAAGTTTACCGAACAATTGAAAAGAAACTAAAATAGTTGCTTATAGTGGTTGAGCCGCAATAAGCGGCTTAATCATTATAAAAATATAATATGGCAGTTAACGTAAATACAGTATATAGAACTGTGCTATCAGTATTAAATAAAGAAGGCAGAGGTTTTTTAACGCCTGATCAATTTAATAAAATAGGTGGCCAAGCACAATTAGATCTTTTAGAAAGAGCATTCTATGATTATAATAGAGCTGTAAAGAAAGGAAGTACTGTAAACGGTTATGGTAATATTCCAAAAAACGTAAAAGAAAAAATAGATCATTTTTTTAAAGTTAAAGCTGTTGCTATTGACACAACAAATGATTTAATAAACTTAACAGATAATGTAACAGATTTGTATAGATTAGTCGATGTATTTACATCTGATAATCTAACACAACTTCAACAGGTATCTATTTCCGAATTACCTTATATATTATCTTCAAAACTAACTGCACCTTCCAC